ACCGTAGGCGTTTCGCCCTCTCTCGCATCGTTTATGGACTGTTCCACAGCTTCATAGATGTTAAGCTTCTCTACCCTCTTGCACTCAATATGGATGCCAGGAAGACCGACTACATCTGCATCTCCATTGGATCCACAGAACTGCTGCCCTCTCCGGCAATCATATCCGTATCTGTCTTTAAGCAGATTTGCTAACTCTCTTTCTCCCTCTTTCCCTTTTCGGTTTGAGTTCATCTGTGTCTACCTCCATGTTGCAATTCTTGGCTGTTCGCCTTGCTGTTTTTAGTGCCCAGCCGATACTCTTCAGCCGGCTTTCTTCTTGTCTGATGTACTTCATCAGCATCATTCTCTCTTCTAAGATGTTCATGTCTGGAACGAAGTGCCCTCTTCCATCTTGCATGTTGAGAATCGGTATATCTCGTCTTGCATAATGGATCATGTCTCTTATCGTTCTATCGTCTATTCCGGTCAGATCAGACAATTCAGCTCTTGTGATTGCTCTGTCATGTCCGGTTCTGATGTAATCTAGTATGTCAATATCGTAAGTCTGCATTGCTCTCCTTTCTCTCCCCGGACAAAGCCGAGGAGATGAATCATCATGGCTTTTGAAAAGGATTGTGACATGCTGTTCAGTCAGCCATTAGGAGTTTATATATCAACCTTATCCGCTAGGTTAATACCGGTTATAGCCAAGACTTTCCGAATACCTCTCTGAACTCTTCTCTGCTGCCTATATGCTCTTCGAAATATCGTTGAGCCATCTGCTTGAGTTCCAAGTCCAAACCGTGATTCGGATTGTCATGTACGCTCCCCTTTTGAAATTCATGGAGATACGGTGCAAGGGGAATCACAAACCCGTATCTCTCAGATATCTTTCTTCTACTACCGTAAAAGATATGGTGTATGTGTGGATAAGGATAGCCGGTGAAGAAGCAGTGGTCCATATCGTCAGTAAACGCGCTCTTCAATCGTTTAGCCAATGTCCACGCCATACATTTCTTTCAGTAATCTCTTTTCATCCGGTGTGGCAATCTCTGATGCTGTAAGTCCTGCTTCTTTGCAACTTGTAATAAGTCCATCAATGAGCCTTGCCATCTCTGATGTATCGTAGGTACTTGAACCTCTTAATAGCTTGTATGTTCTGTACACGATACCGTCCAAGCCTTGCCTTACTTGTGATGTCGGCATCAGATGATATTCTGTTGCTTGCATCACTTTCTTTTCTGCATCTTCCGTATCCGGTACTGTCATGTATATCGGCTTTCCTTCAATGATCTCCGGCTCTCCGTAGTGAATCAGCATCAAGTTATGCATCTCTGCATTCGATGTGTTCATTACCTTTGCAAGCTTGGTGAGTAGTACCCAGTAGTAAGCATTCGCATCAAGACTTCTTTTCTTCCTGTATGGCTTTATTTCAAGGCTTAAAATCTCTTTGCCTTTCAATTCCTCGTAAGTCTCAAGAAAGTCCTCATTTGGCTCAAATAGAATGGTCAGACGATGCGTTACGAAGTCGATGATTGGTTCTTTGAGTTTTCCGGTGAAGTGCATTACTCATCACCATACTTCTGTTTCAATGCATTGAGCATCATGGCTGCTTCTTCCTCTGTTAGTTCTTCCCAAGTCTTTCCGTTTCCAGCAACCCAAGCGTCTCCATCGACACCGTGACTTGTACATATCTGCTTGATTGTTTTGATTTTTGCAGCGGATGCACGTTTCTTTAATGTTTCCGGGATGAATGGTTCGTTGTGGTTCTCTTCTTTCAGCCACAGATCAAATCCTAGTCCGGTATGGATAGCAACGCACTTTACAAATGCTCTGCACATGCTGTTCCATACTCTCTGCTGTGTCATTGAATTATCCTTTACTGGATTGCTTCCATTCATTACAGGTGTCTGCATGAAGTACGTGTTTTCATCAATAACAACCTTAATCAGTGTCTCGTAACATCTGTTTTTATTTCCGTTCTTATCAGAGAACTCTACATCTGTCTTTCTAAGGCTGCTACCGGTTACTGGATCCGGTACTGGTTCCCAGTAAACCTTGTTTGCTCCATGCATTCTCAAAAGGTTGATGCATGTTGCCCAGTTGAGATAATCAAGTCCGTCTCTTTTCTTACAGTACTTCTTGATATCTACATTTCTAAGTTCTTCGTAGCTTGCAAGTGGCATTACAATCCGCTCCTTTCTTCATCTATCCAGTTGCCGGAGAAGAACCACTCGACAAGTTCTTTTCTAAACTCTTCCTGGTCTTCTTCTGTTCCTTTTAGGCAACGCTCTAATGCATAATCAAATGCTTCCTCTTCTGTTACGATTGTTCCTTCTTCCGGTCCGATGCCTCTATAAACTTTCATGTTCCTTCACCCCAATGATGAGTTTCACTGTATCAAGTTCAACGAATCCACCCTTCTTCTCAGCTTTCTCAATGTAAGCTTTAAGTGTTTCCATGCGTGCATCTGTCTTGCACAGTTCTATAAATTTATCTACACTTACCTCTAATGTTTTTTCTCCCATTGCTTTCTCCTCTCTGAAATGTTATTATTAAGTTGGTTTTTTACCTGAGTGCCTGAAGGTTGCCGCCTTTGCTATGGCACTCTTTTTTAATATCCGAAGATAACCCATGTTGCGATTCCTAAGACAACTACCAATTCCATCGCAACTACTGTCATGACAGCTGACATTGTTTCTTCTCTATAATTGTTCTTAATTCTTCTCGGCTTTCTCTTGATATCAACTATCTGGATTGCTCTTCTTTGGATGTCGATCATATCGATCTGATTCATTTTTCTCACCTTCTTTCTGAAATGATGCACACGGAATACATCTGCTTCTTTCCATGCATCTGTTTCTCTTTTTGCAGTAACTACAATCTCTCATATCACTTCCCTACCGATCTTCGCCTTTTCCTCATCAGTGATTTTGAGTACCCTTAGGATTTCTCGTAATTCACTGATTCGGATGTTGTCCGGCTGACTTAATCTCTGGTACAGAGTGCTCGGTGGGATACCAGTCAGTTTTGAAAGCTTCTGAGTATCAATAGCTGTCATAGTCTTTCCTGACTCGATGATTGCGAGAAGTGTTCTGTTCTGCCTTTCCCTGTCAGATATTTTTAATTTTGGCATCTCTTCTCACCTCTCTAGTCTTCATAATTGCGTGAAATCATGTCCTCTGTCAGTGCGTAGAAATCGCTGAGGTACGCTCCGTCTTCTGTGATACTTAAATCAACAGCAACGTTGTTCTCGTTCATCAGCATGATTCTCAACGCACACTCTTCTCCGATTGTTCCGTTGCCGACTGCTAAGACCTTAAAGCCTTTCAATGCGTGCAGCTCTTCAGAATCTCCATTGACTCTCTTATTGATAATCTTTTTCTTCATTGCTTTTACCTCTCTTCATCAGTACCCCTTCCCTTTCCAGTAGATTACCTTGTAATTTTCTTGTTTAATTTCTACCAACCTCTTCCTTTGCTTTTTCATCCGTGCTAAAATATTTCAAAATCATACTAGGAGGATTAATGATGTATTTTCTGTTTATTTTCCTTTGCATTATCATTTTGAAATTTTTGCTAAATCTTTCAAGGTATATCAACACTTGCGTTTGCTTCAAAAAATATGTTTCTAATTCTGCAAATTTAGAACAATTGATTCCATTTGTGGAACACGTTTGGGATTCAGCAAAAACAAACACCTTGGTGATGATTGAATACGCTTCCAGTACTGAATACGCTAAACTCTCTGACTTATTATGTGATATTTCGTATTCCAAACGAATAAACTCGACTTTTAATCAAACTATTGGCGTATACAAATTTCGTATGCTTCAATGCATTAACCCTTTTTACTGGATTTTCTTGCCACGGTATATTTTTAGTTTTCTTGATGTTCAGCCCTCAAAATCGATCATTTTGTTATCGACTCTTGCGTACTGGATTCTGTCGACTGTCTGTGCATATCTTCTTGAGTTATACTTAGATATTCATTTTTCTGATTTCTTCCACAATATAGTCGATATACTTCCATGAGGAACTTTCTAATCTGGTTCCTCTCCGCCTCTTTTCTGCATGATCTCAGACGAATTGTTTCATCAAGCATTGCCTGATACATCAAAGCATTTACTTTTTCATCACTTGTATTTGTTAAAACTGACTCATGAACAATTCTGTCCATTTCTTTTCTCCTTTCTACTTTTCCTCTTTTGTTTCAAAAAGATAATCAAATTTAACCTTGAACAATTTGCACAGCTTTTTTGCTTCCAATGCTGTGAATTTTCCTGATTTCTTTTTGTTCTCATAAGAAACTCTTGACATACCTAATTTTTCAGCCATCTGTTGGTTTGTGAAATTGAATCTAGCCTGTTCTGCTTCTAAGTTCCTAAACAATTTTATTCTCCTTTCGCTTTATTGTTTGCGTTCTGCAAACCACAGTTATACTATAATTGCGTTCTGCAAATTTGTCAATACTTTTCTTTGCATTTTGTAAACTTTTTATTGACACTTTGCATTCACATATTTATAATCATATGTAACAGGAGGAATAACATTATGGGTGATAATTTTAATGAGAATTTAAAAGAAGCTAGGCTTAAATCCGGCATATCGCAGAAAGATTTGGCAGAAAATATCGGCGTAGCAAAATCGACATACTCTTTATATGAAAGTGGAAAAAGAGAACCTAATGTGGATACAATCAAAAAGATTGCTTCTTCTCTGAATGTATCTGCAGATACATTGCTCGGCATCGATAATGAACCAACAACTCTCGCAGCGCACTTCGAGGGTGACGAATACACTGAATCCGAGATGGAAGAAATTAGAAACTTTGCTGCATTTGTAAAAAATAAGAGAAGATAGTGTTTTTATTGTACACGTAGGAAGATATGCTGTAGTGGGAGGGATTCACATGAATAATTATGAAAGACTTGAAGATGAAGCCTGCAAGGACGGTGTAGAGATTGTATCGTGTGATTTTGAAAGTGATAGGATTCACGGATTGTATGCAGATGGTGTTATCGGAATGAGTTCAAAGCTCCGTACAACAATAGAAAGGACTTGTGTACTAGGTGAAGAACTTGGACATCACCACACAACTGTTGGAAATATCTGTGATATCTCAAAATCATGGAACAGGAAGCAGGAGCGTCAAGCTAGATTACATGGTTACAACCGTCTGATCGGACTCACCGGAATCATTAATGCATTTGAGTTTGGATGTCGAAACAGATATGAGATTGCAGAATATTTAGAAGTAACAGAGAAATACTTAGAAGAATGTATCAGCTGTTACAGAGATAAGTATGGAGTTTATACGACAGTGGATAACTATGTAATATACTTCATCCCATATCTTACGGTTATTAAAATGCTTTAAAATAAGGTGCGGACAATGGACTTACTAAATTCATTTCTAGATAAATTAAAATTAGAAAGTACAAAGAAATTGGAATTATCAAAAAAATATCACGTTCTCTACTTCAAAAATGGACAGTTATGTAAAGTAACTCCTGAAGAGACAGAATATACATACAATGCTAGGTTTATAAATTCAGATGGTAAATTGTATGATTTGCATGATATTAACGATATAGATAAACTTCCAATCCCATCTTTTTTAAGTTTCAACGGATACGGAATAACTGGAAGTTTAGATTATTTCCTAAAGATGAAAGCAGGTCTTCTAAGAACCAATGGTCTTGTTAATGAGTCTGATCATCTTTACCGAAGACTCTACCTTTTTATGGCAGCTTCAAACAATTGGTTTTTAGAAGAAGATTATCTATGTTATTGCAAGGTATTGCTGCAGGAGCTGAGATTGGAAGAAGCTGAATCAGAAGAGCTAAAGATTAAAAGTTATCTCAAACAACATGGAATAGTAAAAGACTTGTCATTAGAAATTACTAATCTAACTATTAAGAATTGTAAAAAATACAATACGGATCTAGTACAGATGAGCGCTCATTGTTCATGCTGTGAGATATGCAACAAACTTCAAGGGCGAGTGTATAGCTTATCTGGTAACAGTAAAATTTTTCCAAAATTGCCTGAAGTGATTCTAAAAACCGGGAAAGTTCATGATGGATGCAGACATACCATTGCGCCTTTTTCCATCAAGTATAGTAACGCTATAAAAGATAAATTCGGAAATGATGTAGATGTGATTCAAGCAAGTACACGCCCGTATATTGATGATAGGACAGAAGAAGAAAAGAGAAACTATATTCTATATACAGAGGATAAAAAGAAACGAGACACTCAGATGCGTGATAGAAAAGAGTATTATCGTATTGTGTATGCTTTGCCGGATGATGCTCCAAAAAGCTTTTCTGCTTACCGCAGAATGAAGCGAACTGAAACAAAGAATTTCTTATTGCTTATGGAAAAAGCTAAAGAAGTCGGTATTGAAATAATATTAGATGATTAAAGATATAACTCCCAGAAGGGATTTATATAAAGCGTGTGGTGCGCTTAGCAAACAAGGCTCTATCACTAAAAGAAAGAGAGGGAAACACGAATGAAAAAGAAAGGTGGATGTTTAAAAACTGTATTAATTGTTATCGGCGTAATTATTATACTCGGTATCATAGGTTCTGTTATTGGTGGAAAGGATGACGGACCTAAAAAGGTAAACAGTGACACTTCTACTGACGCAACGCAAGATGCTTCAAAGAATGAATCAGAACCGGAACAGACTGTATTTAACGTTGGAGATACTGTGAATCTCAATGATGTTGAAATTACACTTGTGAACATCACCGAATCTGCCGGTGGGGAATATACTACCCCTGACGAAGGAAACGAGTTCTTAATCCTTGAGTTTGAGATTGCAAACAACTCATCAAAAGATATCAGCATCAGCTCCGTAATGAATTTCGAAGCCTATTGCGATGATTACTCACTAACACAAGATCTTGTTGGACTTCAAGCCCCTGAAGCCAGTGGAAAGAATCAGCTTGATGGAAGTGTTGCTGCTGGAAAGAAGATGAACGGTGTGATTGCATATCAGGTACCTACAACTTTCTCGAAATTCGAGGTTAGCGTTGCTCCTGATTTCTGGTCATCAAAAGATATTCAGTTTGTTTACAGTAAATAGTTAATTTGCGGTGTTTGGAACAAGGTTCATTTGCATGAGAGGAACCATGAATACAAAAGAATACGTTTATGACAACAAACTTTCTTCCTTATCCGATGCAGAATTGAGAGCTTATGGAAGAGAACTACTGTCAAGACAATATGCCGGTGAAGAACTTACAGATAAGTTATATACAGAATTAAGAGATGTATGTAGCGAATTTGTAAACAGAGATAATTAAATAAAATAAAACCGCTCCTGTTGGCGCAGGAACGGTTGATACACAACTCCGAAGAGCAGTGCGAATTATATGAACAGTAATATTGTATCATCTTCGGAGCAGTCAATCAATCAGAACTGTTGTTCTATTGTATGGCTGTTATTTTTATACTTAAAAGGAGATGATTATATGGCAACAGCTAAGAAGTTACCTTCCGGATCCTGGAGATGTCAGGTATTCAGCCACTATGAAATTGTCTTAGATAAAAACGGAAAACCTGTTATTGATCCGAAAACGAAGAAACAGAAACAGAAAAGAATCTATAAGTCTTTCACTTGTGATGATCCATCGGCAAGAGGAAAAAGAAAAGCTGAAGCAATGGCTGCTGAATGGGCAGATAACAAAGAAATCAAGAAAGATGAAGAAGTACAAATGACTTTCGGTGATGCACTAGAAAAGTACATCCAGGAACGGTCCGCTGTCCTCTCACCGTCCAGCATCAGAAAGTACAAAAGTATGCAACGTAATTGCATGGTACCGCTCAAAGAGTATCAGCTAAAGGAAATCACACAAAGCGTAATTCAAAAGGTGATTAATAAGGCATCTACAGAGCTGTCACCTAAGTCTGTTCGTGACATGAATGGACTGATCAGCGCGGTAATGAAAAGATTTCGTCCGGGAATTGTAATCAATATCACTCTTCCAAAAAAACTCAGGAGCAACATTTACATTCCTACAGAAGTGGACATTAAGAAGATTGTTCGTGCATCAGAAGGAACTATCATGGAAGTGCCAATTCTCCTCGCAGCGTTTGGAGCTATGCGAAGAGGTGAGATCTGTGCATTACAGAAGTCCGACATCAAGAATCACACGATACACGTTACAAAAACAATGGTTATGAATGATGAGGGCGAATGGATTGTAAAAGCACCTAAGTCTTATGCTGGTGACAGATATGTGAATTATCCATCATTCGTAATCGAGAAGTTCTTGGAACTTTCAACCGACACTGTAGACATGAATCCGAATACATTAACAACATCGTTTGGAAATCTCCTTAAGAAATTAGAGATACCTCACTTTCGATTCCACGACTTAAGGCATTACAACGCTTCTGTTCAACATGCGCTAGGAATACCAGATGCGTATATCATGCAATCTGGTGGATGGGGAAATGATTCGGTACTGAAAGAAGTCTACCGTCACACTCTTCCGGACATGGAAGATAAAATGAATAAGATTGCAATCAACTATTTTGAGTCTATGCAACACGAAATGCAACATGAATCATAACAATCATTGATTTTACAGGGGTTTTAGCACTTTCTGTGGGAGTTCGATTCTCTCATCCCCTGTAAAACCAGTAATCGTTATGGTTACTGGTTTTTTTGTTTTTCCCAGTAAATACAAGGGTTTCACAGATTCTAGCATATTAGAATAATTCTTATAAGTTAGAGGAATTATACGATATTGGAAAACTATGCAACACGAAATGCAACACGAAAACAGAAGAAGATGATACAATATTAATGCCCCAGAGTCAAATACTCCGGGGCATCTTTTTTACTCAATCCAAGCCTGGAACTTGTCAATGAATCTGTATTTATCTCCTGCATATCCGTCCATGCCACTTGCTTTCAGTGTATCGACCTGATCTGCATAGAAGTTCTTGTTGTTCTGTACAGAAACTCTGTAGTGAACCATCTTGTACTTATATCCATCCGGTGTGATGTAATACAACTCAATAGCAAGAATCTCTGAACCATCTCCGAGGATTCCATTTACCTTGTCATTCAGATCATAGCTGTTGCCGAATGTAAGGTATGGAAGCCAACCACTCTTTCTTGTGTATACTCTACAGCGGATGCTTCCTTTGCTTACCTTGATAGCAAGCCACTTAATCGGAACATCATCACCTTTACCGGCCCAATCCGCTTTGTTGGTTACTGGATCCCACCACTTAGTTGTATAAGCCTGATATGTGATATCGACCTGTCCTAAGTCTTTCTTTTCTACCGGCTTAGATGGTGCTGACGGTGTTACTGGTGCAACACTGCCACCGAACTCCATATAACAATAGTTGACATCTACTCTTCCACTGACTCCATCTACCTGACCGCCAGAAGAATACTGCCAAATAGCATACTGACCATTATAAGTATCTTCTGGAAGATTCTTGTATCTTGCCATCCACTCAACGTACTTTCCGCGAACACTGCCAAGATAGTTGTTGAACCAACTCAGTGAAGCGTAGATTCCTGGAGTATATCCATTTGCTTTGAGTCCTTCACAGACGATTTCACAGCATCTAGGAGCGTAGTTCTGTGTACCTGGTTCCTCAACATCAAGGAAGATTGGCAACTGGAATGTATGCCCTTTGATCAATCTCAAGATATGGTCAAGCTCACTCTTTGCCTGTCTGTCGCAAGTTGCATAGCTATACAGATAGACTCCCACCGGAATTCCAAGTCTTTCACACTCAGCAAGGTTTCTCACCCACTGCTTATCATCCTGTGATGCGATATCATCTCCGTAACCACATCTAAGGATAGCTCCGGCACAACCTGATGCCTTGACTCTTTCCCAGTTGATTACTCCGTTGTGGTAGCTAACATCAATAATAAGTTTACTCATACCAGCCACCTTCTTTCAGCTCTGCTTTCTTCTGCTCGATCTCCGCTGCGTGTTCCTCTGCAAATTTTTCCATAGTTTCCAGTGATGTTCCCTCATTGTCTGAGATTTCTTTCGCTGAAAGTCCGTAGGCAAAACTCTTGATAATTTCTTTTACTGTCTGCTCTGTCATAATTACTCTTCCTTTCCACTCTGCTTGATTAACTGGTTGACATAGTTACTTAATCCAGCCACTAAGATTCCCTGTACGATTGCGGTAAACATTGCCATTGCGATATCCTGTCCAGTTCTAAGAGTACAAGTTGCAATCACGTAGATACCGCAGATCACGATTCCAGCAATTCCCAAGATGCTAGGAATGTACTTGTCTGCGATAGTCTCACTCTGTTTGATAGCCATACCGATAAAGTACAGTACAATAGCCACTACGATGAGTTCCGGCTTTACATAATTGATAATCTGTTCCATGTTCATTCTCCTTATCATTTTAATCCAATCTGTGCTGCTACCACTCCGACCACAAGTCCGATGACTGCTGAGAGAAAATATTTAACTACTGTTCTCCACATTTCTCCATCTCTGCCCTCTAAGGCTTCCAGTCTCTCTCCTTGTTTCGCCTGTTCGTTTGCCATACTTTCCATATTATTCGCAAGCTTCTCAACAGATACCGTAAGTGCTGTGTTCTGTTTTACAGATTCCTCTAACAGCTCAATCCGTCTATTCTGTCTATGCTGCTCGTCCTCGATACGTTTGGCAAATTCTGTATGTTCTTCTCGTCCTACATATTCCATCACCATTCTCCTTCAACAACTTATAGTTCTAACTTAATGTTAATACAGCTAATTATGATATTTATGCAATCTTAATTTAAGTGTACTGGATTTTTTGGAAATGATTGTACCCATATTGAAGTCATAGATGAAATAGCAATAAGTTATTAAACGGAAATGTAAATTCTTATTCAACCAATTATAATACATCTAATCGCACAACCATTGAAATTAATTTAGGCGATAGAGCTAACTCTGTACAAGCTCTTTTAATGGACAAAAACCGAATGATTTATATTAGTGCGTACACAGATGGTGGAAAAAACATTACAGAAATAAAAATAAGCACAATTTATGGTGAAAAAGTAACACCATCAGTTAACAACACTGTAATTTCAGTAAGCATCGGTTCGTGGATTACTGGTACTGCATTAATATCATATTCTATAAACAAGCCAACTTTTTCTATAAAATAGCAATAAACAGGGGGCATTAAAGAATGTCGGCAAAACATACTTGGCAGACAAACAAGGCATTATAACTACGGAGATAGACAGAAAAGCGATTATTGTATCTTACAGAAGTAATGGCGCAATTATCAAACCTTTTGTAAGTAGTGAAAATAATTATTGGAAAGCAGCTACCAGTTTTCTCAGTGGCAACTCGACAAGTAACATGAATGTATATATCTCATTCTTTTATTTTGAATAAAATAGCAAGACACAATCTGGTACAACTGGAGCTGTAGAAATTGCAGCAAACAGTACGCAAACAGTGGCTGTCGTTTTTAAAAACCCATTCAATATCATACCGACAGTCGTGTGTACTTTGAAAAGTGGCTCAAACATTGCTACGTATGGTGATTTGACTGCGTTTGTAGATTACGCTTCTGTAACAAAAAATGGCTTTACAATAAAGCTTTCAAACGCTTGTACCACATCAGGTGCAAAACCAAGCATTTCTTGGATTGCAACCGTATCCTAAAATAACAAAAGCGTGATTTTTAACCGTATACACTTCCCTATTTCATGAACCGAAATAAAGCATTTAATTTCACCTCTTTTTGAGTCATAATTGGCTTAGAAAGGGGTGTTTTTATGGAAAAAGACATTAACATGATAATCAAAAATGTTGTAAACATGATGCAAGAGGAACTGACCGAGGAACAGATGCACAAATTGGAGAATGTGCTGTATATTTCGTTCCACGGAGTTAAGCTTCAAGAGGAATGTACCTCATTGGTAACAAGTCAATCTCACTGGGATAAGATTCTCAAATTGTTCATTGCAAGTAAACGCTTGGAGAACTGCTCACAAGGTACGATTGACCGCTATGTAGATTGCGTGACGAAACTAGTCAACTATCTCAACAAAAGATTTGAGGACATAACCACGAATGATATACGCTACTACCTTGCCATGTATCAAGAGACAAGGAAAGTCTCTATCTCGTACATGGACACGCTTAGAAGATACTTTTCGTCATTCTTTGGATGGCTCTCTGACGAGGGATTCATAAGCAAAAATCCAATGAGACGCATCAAGCACATGAAAGTGCCACAACGCATCAAAAAGCCGTTTACGTCCGCAGAGAGGGAGCATCTACGTTGCAATGCTAAGAGTCAGAGAGATGTGGCAATTATGGAGTTTCTGTACAGTACAGCAGCACGTATCGGTGAGGTAACAGCTCTGAACCGCAGTGATATTGATTGGGGAAACAAGGAAGTAATCATTTACGGAGAAAAGGGGAAGAAAGAGAGAAAAGTGTATCTGACGGATGAATGTGCATACCATCTCAAGAAGTACCTTATGTCAAGGGATGACATGAATCCAGCGTTATTTGTATCAAATCGAAAACCACATAACCGAATGGGAAAGGAAGCTATATGGTCAATGCTGTCTAAGTTAGGTAAAAAGACAGATATTCATGCGCATCCGCATAAGTTCCGAAGAACCCTACTCACGGATGCTGGAAGTAGAGGAATACCGCTACAAGAGATTCAAGCCTATGCCGGACACCAAAAACCGGATACAACCATGATGTACGTCACTGTAAGTGAATCTAATGTAAAAGCATCTTTTAGAAGATATATAGCGTAAGCTGACTTGATTCAATATTGATTTTTTAAAAGTCATTTCTCGATGGCTTGTTTGCTATGCCATTTTTTATGAGAAATCTGTGTTTTTCGATATGCAAAAATGATGTTTTCAGAAAATGCGTGTTGTTCATGAAATAGGGAAGTGTATACGGTTAAAAATCACGCTTTTGTTATTTTAGGATAC